GAGACTACACCGAAGGCCAACGGCCAGGGTGGATTCATCATGGAGAACGGCAAGATCGACGGCGACCCCGTTTACGTAACCGAGTACATCAACACCAAGGCTGATGGCACTCAGCAGACTGGCGAGTACCGCCTCGAGATGGGTTGCTGGAACTACCTGGCCGCCAACCAGCACGGCGAGGTTCGTTTCACCATCGATCCTCTGACTCTCGCATCGTCTAACGAGACCAAGTTCGTGCTCCACACCAAATGGTCGCTCACCAACCTGGCACTCGCCGACGCCTTCAAGATTTTCAAGCTCATCGAGCCTGCATCTTCTAACGAGATTGGCGGCTAAACTCTCTCAGACTCTCAATTCTCTGGGCTTAGTTCCTGTGGCGGTCGCCCTCAATGCAAAAGCAAAGACCGTGTGACCGCCACTCCCCAGGGGAGAGAGATGTATTAAAACAACAATTAACAGAGTAAGCAAATATAGAACATGGGACTGCTGACTGATTCATTCTTCATCAGGGCTATCAAGTCGAACAGCGAGCTGTTGGCGAAGTTGCCTGCGGGCGACATCTACAACAACGTGGCTGATCCTGACTACGACATGGAGAACGTGGAACTGCCCTACATCATCGTCAACAATGACGGTGGAAGCGAGGGTGATATGACCAAGGATTCATGGAGTGAAAGCACCGAAGACAAGGTGAACATCAGCATCCTGATGGTGTGCCGCAGCCGCCAGGAACTGGCAGACATAACGCTGACCGTCCGCAAGACGATCTCGGAATTTATGCAAGCAACCTGGCAGCGCATAAGCGAAGGCACTCCCGAGGAAGGCGACGAAATCGCACCGATTCAGTATGAGTTCAGTTTCAGCGACATCGCCTACATCATGGATAAGCCAGCGCATCGCCAGATGTTCTATTATAATTGCACAACTCCTAACGAAATCTTTATTGACGATGAGCAAGACGACTGAAAAAGAACAGCAGCCAGCACATGTGGCTGAACTGTTACTCAACGGTACAGCCGTGCTCGAAGCACCCACCACTGAGGCATTGGCCGGAATGGTCAACGACATCCCTGCCGACTGCAAGTACAGCGTCGGTGCCGTGGGACGCAAACAGGACGGCAGTGCTTACACACTCAGAGTTGACATCATAAAAAAATAACGAATATGGCAACATTAAAAGGTCAAAACTTTCGTATCTGTATTTTCGACGCAACAGCCGAGAAATACAAAGTGATTGGAATGAGTACCGGGTGCACGGTGACACTTACGAACAATACTGATGATGGTAGCCACAAGGATATTGTGGGTGCTGCTGCAATGCCTACTGTAGTCAGTCGGAGTTGGTCAGTGTCATGTGACTCATTGGATGTCTCCGATGCAGCTGCGATGCTCACCGCCATCAAGTCGATGCAGCCCGTCACCCTGATGTGGGACGAGACCAGCACCAGCAACAATCAGACCCGTGAAAAGGCTGCTTTTGCCCGCAAAGGCTCTGCCTATATGAACGACGTAACCTTCAATTTCAACGATCGGGAGAATAGCACAAAGGCTCTCCAATTCGCAGGTAGCGGTGCTCTCGAAACCGTTGGAAGCAGTGAGGCTGTTGAAATCATTCCATTGGGCAGTTACACCAAAGGTCAGTATGTTCGTCTGTTTCTATCGAGTGACAACACAGCAGCACCTTCTGCCGTCATAGCAGCTGCCAAGCAGCTCAGTCTGCATGTCAGCCTGACGCTGGAAGACGCAAGCACCAAAGACACTCCAGGAAACTATCAGGTTCAGGAGCCGACTGGTATCAGCTACGACATTTCATCTACTGCGCTCATGCGTAGTGGTGAGACGATCACCGAGCAGGTGCCTGGTAAGACAGTTGCAGACATCGAGGCATTGCACGAGGCTGGAACGCCTGTGAAGTGGAAGATCGCAAACGTCACTGGCACTAACCAGCGTACTGCGTCAAGTACGATCGTCAGCGGTTCTGTGATTCTGACCACACTCACCTTGAACGGTCCCAACCGAGCCAATGCCGACTACACCGCACAAATGAACGGCTACGGCGATTTCACGGTAGCCGCTTGAAACCTCTCATTGTATACAATTTAGCCATTGTACTATATTATTTAAGACGTTAAACAATCCGCGCCCCAGCCTCGCCTGAAAAGGTTGGCTGGGCGTTTTTAATCAAAGGAACTATGAACCCCAGAAGAACAATTCAAATCACAAGAAAGAACGAGGCAGGCGAGATCGGGCAGACGGAAGTGAAACTGCTCTATTGTGCCGCCTCAGAGACAGGATTCCAGACGCTCAGTGGCGTTACGATGGAAGTTTTCGCACCAGAACTCGAAAAGAACGAGGAAGGTAAATGGATCATGAAGGCACCGCCCAAGGCTACCGACATGAACTACATCCAACTCTCTCTGGCTTGCATCATCGCAGCCTACGAATGCGATGGCGGGGAACCACCCATCAAGAGTGAAGACCTGCTCTACCATGCCAGCCGTGAGGAGGTGCAGAACCTCGTGACCACCGTACTCCAAATGCGAAATGATTGGATGCAAGTGCCATCGACCATCAAACCTGAGATGGAAGAGCGCGAAGGAAAGGGTAAGCGAAAAAACGTCAAAACGCCTACGAGACCTTCAAAGTCGTAGTAGGCGAGATCGGGCGCGACAGGCATGAGTATCTCTATGAGATGAAGTGGTGGGAAATCCTGCTCATCATCCAGGGCTATCGCAGGCGCAACGTGCTTCAGTATCAGTTGCAGCGCATACAGGCTTGGGCTTCCGCTTTCTGTATGGGCAATAAAGAAGGCAAACAACCGCAGGACTTGGTGGATTTGTATATTGACCACTATATCGAAGAAAGTGAAGAGCAGTTAACGAAAGAAGAACAGGCAGACCTGCTGGCAGACATTGCCGCTGAGAATGCAAGGATTGAAGCAGAACGACAGAAATAGGGGAGCCCGCCGGCTCCCCTTAATTGTCTAACTCTTAAATCTAAAACATATGAAAACATAAAAACGGCACAGCCTCACGGCTCACCATGTGTTAGCGTTAATATTTTAGGGTTTAACATGTTTATCTTTCATTTCTTCAGCAATCCGATCAAAGTCGTCGTGGATGTCAGCGGCCACGATCTTCGCATAGCGTTGCGTCTGGGTGATGTTGGTGTGTCCGAGCATCTTCGATACGTGCTCGATGGGTACACCATGCCTGAGCATCCAGGTTGCGAAGGTGTGGCGGGCCATGTGACTGTGCAGCGGTCGCTCGATACCACAGGCCATGCCGAGGGCCTTCAAGCATAGGTTGTAATCGGAATTATCAAGGCGCGGCACCTGCCAGTTGTACTTTTCCAAGATCGTCACGACAGGTGGCAACAGTTGTGAAGTGTATGCCACACCAGTCTTTATTCTTTCGCCTGTGTTCTTCCACACCCCGTCGGTGAACTTGTAGTCCCCGATGTCGAAGTTCTGGGTATCAGAGTAGGCAAGACCAGTATATAACTGGAACACGAACAAATCCCGCGCCATCGCCATCTTCGAGCCCTGAACGGGGTGCAGGCTCTCGAAAGCCTTTATCTCCTCATCCGTCAGGTAGTCGATGCGCTCACGGTCGCCACGCTTGAATTTTCCTTTGAGTCTGTCGTAGGGGTTCTGCTGAAGCCTGTCAAACAATACGGCACGATTGAGTAAGGCTTTAAGACATTTATGGTAATTATAGATGGAACCGTCGCTGATTGGCTCTGCTGGTTTGCCAGCTTTGATGTCCGCATCCGATTGCGGCTTGGTGATCTTATGCAGGTAAGCATCCCACTTGTAGATATTCTCCACTGTGAGGTCTTTCCATCGCCGGATAGTATTAAAGTCATTCAGTCGTATTAACATCGTCTGGTAGTGCTGCATCGTACCTCCTGAATGAGTCAGTTGGTCAATCTGATCACGGCACCATTCTAAGAAGCTCGTGCTCGACTCATCGGCAATCAGCATCCATGCACGACGCTTGATGTCCGCCACGTCAATTTGTCTGCCCTCGTCTATCGCTGCATTGATCTCAGTCTCTATTTTTTTATATAAAATGTTCAGGCGCGTGCGTAAGATATCGGCATCAGGACGGTTGACGATCATTCCCGCCTTCCATTCCGTTTTGCGCACCTTAATGCCTGTGTTGATATAATAGGGTTTGCGGTCAACGGTGACACGAACCTCCAGCGGACCTTCTGAGCCTTCCTTTGTCCTTTTCCGATGATCCCAAACAATGTCTGTCGTAATCATACTTTTATCCTTTTATTGGCTTTGTTTACCCACCCCTTTTCACTATGGGGAAACACTTGGCAAAAACTTCAGCCGAAATATACCGATTTTTACTTATTTTGCATTTTCCTTTATTTCGATTCAAGGGTCGCAATCCCTTTTATATAGGCGGTGGCCGCGCTTTTAGGCAGCAACCCCACCTCTCTATCTGTGATCCGTTTGGGATTGCTGCGTTAATAATGGGGTCATTGTATGTATAGTAGGTCAATATGCGTTTCCACGGCATAGATTGGGGAAACGGATGGAGTGCTACGGATATATAAACCGCCAAAATTATTATGATATATATATGTATCATACGCGCAAGGAATCTTTTTTATCATGACCTTCAGCTGTACCAACAGGAAATGGATAATCCATTATATTGTTAGCATCAATGATACGACTAAGTTCTGCGATACGGTGCAGACGTTCTTCAGCAAGTCTTTCGAGGTCGGCTATTCGTTCTTCTTTAGTCTGAATGATTTCATCCTTTGCGGCGAGTTCGCGTTTTAGGGATGCGATAGTTTCATCAGACTTTGCAAGCAGGGCATTGATATAGCTGGAGAAGTCGGGCTGAAGTGGCTCGGCTTTTCTTTTTGCCATCACTTCACGATCAGGGTTATTGCCTTCGATAAATTCCTCATCAGGTACGTTTTTCAGAAGCATATATTCACTTTTCCCAAGCATATACTTCACGTTCAACTTTCCACCTGATACACGAGCCAGGGCATTCATCGTTTCCGGCGATACTTTCTTTATGCCATTGGTATAGTTGGAAATCAGCCCTGCCTGTATTCCCATCATGGAACACAGTTCGCCCTTTGTCATACGGCTTTGGCTTATACCAAATTCTAAACAGCCTTCCTCCAACATATAATTGAAGGCTCTCAGGAATGGAGCATTCCACCTTTTTCTTTCTTCGATTTTCTGTTCAGAATCCATATTTACACCACTTTTATCTTAATTAATATTAAATTTATACCACATTTGCACCGCATTTGTACTAAACTTAGTATATTTGCACTCGAAAGTAAGTAAGTAAACAAACAACGAGGCAAGAAAATAGCCGTCAGACGGGAGGCCGTCTTTTCACAAGCGGATAACCGCCAATTTGCGAACACTTTGCGAGGGTGTCGGATTGCAAATATACGGCTTTTTCTGCCAAGTTGTAACAAAGTAAGTAAACTATTAAGTAAAATTAAGAAACGTATGGTTAAGGAAAAAGTAGGAAGAGACGACTGGAAGCAGCTGAAAGTTGGCGAGACTGGCGTGTTCACATTGCCTGACGAAAGGGCGATTGAGTGTGCACGTGTTGCTGCTCAGGATGTGAAGAAGTACGACCATTATGAGTTTGAGCGTATCAAGGTGGCAGAGCCGCTGACAATCGCTTTTAAGCGCGTGAAGTAATGGACAGACTGCTGAGATCGGAGATTGTGGCAGAGGTCAGGAAGTCGATGACTGAGATTCTGGAGGTGGCCAATGAGAAGTGGATCAGCGGTGATGAGCTGTGCGATCAGTTCCAGATGTTCAGTAAGGGCTGGCTGAAGGCTTATGGCGACCGTCTGCCACGTCAGCGTGCCGAGGTGATGGACGGTGGTGTGAAGACAAGCCACTGGGCATATCCGCAGCACAAGATCGCCCGCATGATTCAGGATGGAACAATAAAGCAACTTTAAGGTCAACAGTAATATGTGTTTGAACATAGGCTTTTTTAATCACAGATTAACCGACACCCAGCCCGCCGTGATGGTTCGCTGGTTTTACAGAAGACCCAATATTACAGTTAATTCATATATCAAGTTTTTAAGTTAGACACAAATTTGATTATTTGGCACCGAGCGCGGTGACCTCCCATTCGGATTAATAATGAAGTTTTACTATTATCCCCTGCCATCCGCGAGGCCCGCAGGTTTTTAACGAAGAAAC